CTTAATGTGCTTAAATCAATTATTTTGTTAATAACATTAATATTGTTTTTAGTTTTATTAAAATTATATTTATCATTTTCTGATTTAAGTTCTTTGTATAAATCTAATTCTTCTTCATTTTCTAATTTAACTTCTTCGTATATGTTAAATTTTTTATTTTTTTGAGCATTTTCTTCATATAATTTTTTAAATTCTTCTTTTTTGTTTTTTTGATCATTTTCTTGGTATAAATTTTCAAACTCTTTATTTTTTAATGTATCCTGAACATTTTCTCCGTATAACAGTTCAAATTCTTTATTTTCTAATGTATCCTGAACATTTTCTCCGTATAACAGTTCAAATTCTGTATTTTGAACATTTTCTCCGTATAACAGTTCAAATTCTGTATTTTGAACATTTTCTCCGTATAACAGTTCAAATTCTGTATTTTGAACATTTTCTCCGTATAACAGTTCAAATTCTTTATTTTCTTGAAAATTGTGTTCTATATAAGTTTTTGTTTGTGTATAAACTATTTCTTTTTCAGTAAATCTAAGGTGTATTTTAATAAAATTAAAATACCTTATGTAATTAGGTTTATCTTTATGTGTTTGAATAAGTTCGTTTATTTTTAAATAAGTAGCATTTTTAAAATTTGTCAGTGATGGTTCATAAATCCATCTGTTATCTTCTATACAAAAGTCAAGTATTTTTTTAAAACCAATATATTTTATATGTGTACTATAAGAATGTAGTTTCTTAAAGTTTTTAAATAGTTTTAATAATTTTTGTACAAATTGTTTAGAGTTAAAACTTGTTTTGTCAACCATGTTAAAACATATATAAATGTAGAATTTTAATTTCAATTTGAATACTATTTAAAAACTGTATATTTTAGTATAAATAGATGTCAACAAATCACCCAGAACAAACGATTGAAAACAGTTTAACTGCTCCTTTAGATAGAAATCCTGATAAATCTTATCAACCAACTCAAGGTCATCCTATTTTATCAGATGATGAAGTTGTAAATGCAATGAAAGAGTTAAATAATACTGATTTTGTAAAGAAATTTTTAAGTGTTGAAAGACGGTATGCCGATCCTGTAGATTCTAATCAGCGGATTGGATTAATTTCTTTTGTTCCTGCTAAAGGAGCAACTCCTGATAGTCAAGGAGTATATGGTTTTGCAAAATTGAGAGGAAATTACGCGTCAAATAACGAGGCTAATGAAAAAGCTGAATTTTTAATTAGAAATGTTGATTCATATCATCAAATTTATCACGCATATGTTGGTCGTCCTTTCCCTTTAACAGAATCTTCAAAATATTCAGCTGATACAACTGAAATAGATATTCGTAAATCTATGACAGATTCAGTAAGTTTAAGTGTTAAAAATAAAAAGAATGACGAGAGGCAACAAATTAAAGAAATAGAAGAACGAGAAGAAAAATTAAAAGAAGATTGCAAGAAAGAAGAGGAAGATCCATATGATTTTTACACCACTTTGCGTGTTAAGAAAGCTCAAATTACATGGACGTATTTAGAAACACAAAAGAAGTTACAAGAGATGAAAGATATTATTATTAAGACAAGAGATCAAATTACTGAAATGGAAAAAGAGGATGAATCGTATGCTAAAACATATTTTAAGAAGTATTGTGATGCTCGTACTGAAAGTGGACTTAGCAATTCAACAAACGAAGACACATTTATGAAATTTTTAGTAGAAGATCATGATTTAGGATTTTAAATTAACCAATTACATCTTGTTATAAATTTATAAATAATTTATAATAATTAAACTTATTAAAAGTCAAATTCACCAAAACCGTAAAAATCTGATACATATATAAAAATAACTTAATTTAATTTTTGACCTAACTTATAATACATTCTTCTGATGATATTGATTGTACTGGATCGTTAACACGCCCCCTCCATTGAAAAGGATGGTTGTGAGGATTTTGTTCTTGTTCATTTATAATTGGTATAGAACATTCTTGTTTATGTGTATTAACAATACACCTACAATAAGGACACGTTGGGTTTAATAAAACCCATTTACTTATACAATTTGTATGATACATATGTTTACAATGTAAAATTAATATTTCTTCATTAATTTCTAAATCTAAGCTACATATAACACAAGTATTGTTTTTTTCTTCATCAGTAACTAAATAAGAAAAAGAACCTATATTTAATCCATTAGTTGTGAATTCTTCATATTGTTTTTTTGTAAGTTTGTCTTTACTATGACCCAGAGCATAGTTATTAAGTAACTCTTTTTTGTTATTAAGTATTTCTAACTTTTTATTTATATCCAAAAAATCATTTACAGTTTTTACATTTTTATATTTTTTTTGTTCTTCACTTATTTGTAATTTATTATGTCTATATTTTGCTATAGTTATATCTTTATTTGAAATTGTAACAATAGACATATTATAATTTGTAATAAAATAAATATTTTATTTCATTTTATTATCTACATTCTTTACAGGATAAATAAAAATAAAACCCAATAATTATTGATATAACTGATATAACAAGTCCTATTTTAATAATTTTCTTTTTTGTTTTATGTGATTTGCTGGAATTAGAACCATACGAACTGACTCCGATTCCAGCAAATGCAAGCGGAATACTCAGACATGCACCACAAAAATTTTCTTTAATATCTTGTTTATTTAATAAATTATACATTTATTAAATAATTTATTAAATAAAATGAACGATTTAATTAACTTGGTTGAAAATATCTGTAATTTATTGAACGTATCTAAACTGTTCAAACCAATCATGTAAAGTCATTCCATTTAAAGTCAGTTGAATTTTATTAATTTTTTCTATTCTTTTTTGTTCTAAATAATTTATTTTATTTTTATGTAACCAAAATTCCATTAAACATATACTATCAGCTATATCATGTTTTCTTTCAAGTGTTTCGTATTTTTGAATAGCTCTTTGACTCCAGTATAATATACTTTCTGCTATATGCATCGTTTGTAATTTTCGTTGTTCATATTCAAACTGTCCTATATTATAATGTTTATGCATTGATCTTGGTGAAATAAGGTGACATTTATCTCTCCATCTATAATATATTAATTGTTCTATAGAAACTAATCCTATAGGAGGTTGTTTTTCAACTAAAATATAATCACATTCTTGAAATAATGGTAAATGCTCTTGAAACATATGCTCCATCCAATCGGCAATATTTTTACCGTGGTGTAAATTACATTCTTTTCCTTCTAGTTCATGAGTGTGAGTAAATTTTGTAATATCAATTAAATCTACATAAGCAATTTCTTTTAAATTAAATTGTTCATCAATTAAACCTACACTAATACCTAAATTAAGTATACCAACATCTATACACAAAACAACTTTATCGTATATAATATATTCTAATTGTTCTTCATCATCCATATCTAAGTCTTTCATTTTATCACTAAGAATGTTCATATTAGCATCACTCATTCTTAATTATATTTAACATTTCTTAAAATTATAATTATAATTTTAAGCTTATCTACAGTTTATTTTTTATTAGTTTTAACAATTTCTTTTTCAACGTCTTTTACCCATTTTACATATGCTTTTTCAAATTCATCCAAGTCTTGAATCCACATTTGTTTTTCAGAAGTATTAGAAAGAGAATCTCTAATTTTAATTTTTGAATCAATATCATTTTTTAAACTATTAATTTTTTCCTCTGTAATACTTCTAAATTGAAGTCTTAATAAATAATCATACCCATTGTTTTTATCGTCATTTTCATTATCTTCTTCATCGTCTTTATTTTTTGATTCTTTTACTTCTTTGTCATAACCTCTTTTTTCAAGATCTTTAAATATATCTAAAGTTTTTCTACTTTTACGTATTTTTCCTTTGTCATCAAACAATTTGATATCTCCTGTCATAATTTCTTCTAAAAATCTTTTTTTGTTTCCTAAAAACTTTATGTCATGGTCAAGCTTTTGTATCATATAATTTTTTCTTTTAGTGTAATAGACAAGTCTTACTTGACAAAATTCGTTAATTATTTCATCAACATTGTTATATTTTGTTATTTTTCCCTTTGAATCAAACAAAACCATATTTGATGTGTATATGTATTTATATAATTTTAAATTTTTGACATCACATAAAAGACCGTCATCTGATTCTGTAATAACAAATCTAACATATTTAGGAGTAGAATAATTTTTTACTTTGTGTATAACTTTTTCTTCTAACAAATCATCTAAATATTCCTTAAAATTATCTGTCCACATTCCAATAGGAAGTTCATTAACAACTTTAGTTTTCTTTTCTTCTATTATATTACCCCATGATGTATATTTAGAATCACCTGATGATTCTATTTTTCCTGTATATCCTCTATACCACGGATCTATAGCTGGTAATAAAGATACAGTTGTTCCATCTTCTTTTGATAATACATTTCCATCACAATTAAGCCAGTATTTTACAGACTCTATTAAATCAAGAGGGTTATAGCAAGGAACGGAACAAGACCATCCTGTTCCGATTCCTACTACACATCCGTTAATCAAGATAGTAGGAAGGATTGGAACATAAAATACAGGTTCTACTGTATCTCCGTCATCGACTACTCTTTCCAGTAATACATCATCTTCAGGTCTAAATAATAATCTAGTAAGTGCGTCTAACTTAGTAAAAATGTATCTGGCATTTGCTGCATCTTTACCTCCACTGAGGCGAGTATTATGTGTAATTGTTGAATCTCCAAGTAAAAATCTTTCATTTTTATCAATATTCCAACCGTTAAAATTTCCTCTACCTATATGTTTAATTTGAATAGAATGACAATACGTATCTATTTTATATGATTTTAAATCTACTTTTTTACTCTGAACTCTTGTTGGAATTCTTGTTAAATCTCCTTCAATAGAAAGACATAACATTCCTCCTAATTTTGATATACTTGTTTTAAACCCTAAAGATATTGCGATAATATTAGCAGAATTAATAACAGACTGATATTTTTCTAATTGATATATATCAAATATATTGTTATCATTTTGTTTTTTTAGAGTTCCATTTGTATCTATTAATCCTGCAATTAATTGTAGTCTAACATTTTCAGAATTTATAATATAATCATGAGGAATATGTTTATTTTTGTAAAGATTATTTTTTTTCAATAACTGCTTAAACGGGTTTATATTTGTTCGTTTTGAACACATCCAATTACACAGTGATAATTTATAATTTACCCCTAATTTTCTAATATAATATTTACATCCATTTTTTTCATTATGCACTACTTTACATCCAATTGAATGTAGCCATATAACAAATGATTTTATAATTTCTTCATCAACTGAAGAAAATAGATTACCATCTTGTATTCCGTTTCCTAACCAACATCCAAGAATATATGGATCTATACTAAGTTGTTTATATTCTTTTTGTATAGATGAAGAGTTAACTAAACCTTTCATATTATTACGAATATGTTTCGGTAAAGATAAATATTCTTGGACATTTATATCAATAATGTTACAGTCATCTACGGTAGAAGCAAATAATTTCATTTCTTCAAATGCTTTTTCTTTTGTTATTTCAGAATTTATTAAGATATATTTGGAATGAGCTGTTTTATTTACAATATCTATGTAATTCATCGTCCACTTTTTAGAAGATTCTTTCCAAACAATAGTCTTATGATTACTAAACTTTAATGTTAAAATATGATGACTATTAACTACATAACTATCCATTTTATCACGTGATATTTCATACATTTCATCTTCTCCTGATGTAATAGCTGTAACGTTTCTTTCAGTTCCATCATCTCCTACTAATTTGTCACCTACTTTAATATCACATGCTTTCTTAATTGAAAAATCCCACATTAAAATTGGAGTATTAGGATCCACACATCCAAACTGTCCGTCTCTGTATAAAAGAGGTATATTATTACTTCCTGGGTATGAATTAGCCATTCTAGTAATTGTATCGTATAAATTCTGTTCACCATGATGGTAAGCGGTATGTTCAGAAACGTATCCAGCTAATTGAGCTACTTTAAGAGATTTTCCTGTGTATTTGAGGTTTCTTAAAAAACATGCATATAGTGTTTTTCTATGACTTTCTTTTAATCCATCCATAAGACTTGGAAGACTTCTTTTACAGTCGTTTATAGAAAATTTAATCATTTCACTATTTAGAAAATCTGAAATATTAAGAGATACAATTTCGTGTTTATCACCTTTCCATTGTAAAGCATTTTTACTACTATCGTAATTTTCTAGCCAAGTTTTTCTAGCATCTGATTGTTTTGTATGAAATACTTTATTCATATTAAAACTTGTATGTTCGTCTTGTTTAAAATTAATCATTTTCTGACCAAATGTATCCATAATATCTTGATCAGAAGAAGAACCAAGTCCTTTATAGTATTTTGTATTGATTTTTTTACCTGGATTTTTAGTATTATAATCACTAACGTAGTTACTAAAAGCTGTTTCATCGTAAAATAGTATTTCTTTTACAGATTCAGTTTTTGGTAAAAATACTCTTACAATAGGAGTTTGCATAGAAGTAACAAAAGATTCATCTCTTTCAAGCAAAGAAGGAAAAAGAGTATGAACCATATTTTGAAGTAAACCAGAAATATGAATTCCGTCTACATCTGCATCTGTTATTATGAGAATTTTTCCATATCTTAATGACATAAACTTTTCTGTTTCTTTATAATTAAAACCAATCTGAGCACCTAGTGCTTTAATTATATCAGCAATTACATTATTTTTAGCAATAGAAGCTGTTTTAGCGTTTCTTACATTAAGTACTTTACCACGAAGAGCATAAATTCCAAACCAGTCACGTCCTTTTTTACCAAATGCTCCTACATCAATTCCTTTGACTGCATATGTTTTAGCAGCAAGTCCCTCAACTAATATAAGAGTACATTGATGTCCTAACTTGCTTCCTTCATTATTAGCAGGATCTAATCCTTCTATTTTGACAAAGTTCTTCTTTTTTCTTTCTAATTTTTTCAAGGCTCCTAACTCTTTTGATCGTTTAATATCGTCAATAACTGACCATCCAAGTATAGTTGTAATATCTTTTTTACTTACAGATGCTTTTACAGGTGATTCAAGTTTATGTTTACTTTGTGATTCAAATTCAGGGTTAATTACCATTACAACTACAAAGATTTTAAAGAATTTTTTAACGTCTCCGATAGTGAATGAAATTCCGCTTGGAGATGTTAATTTTTGAACAATTGGACGAAGAGTTGCTTCTATCCAAGCATCAACGTGTGTTCCTCCCAATGATGTGTAGACACCATTAACAAATGAAATAGACTCAAAATGAGATGATGGCATTAGAACAATATGTGCGTCTGTTGTATTAATAGTTAAAATATCTAGTTCGTTAATAGATGAATAGAGCTTTGAATAATCTTTAAGTGATTTAACAGGAATTAAAACATCGTTAAAGTATACGTCTACGTTTGTTAACATAGCAGCGTCAACAACATATTTACAGTATAAATTAATAACGTCTTGAGTATAACTTTTCATATCAAATTGTTTAAAATCAGGAATCCAAGATATTTCTGTATATCCTTTTTTCAAAGTAGTTGAAGTAATTTTAGGCTTTGATACAATTTTCATATTTTGACTCCATTCTTGTTCAAAAATTTTCTTATTCACTGGATCAAGACCTTTTACTTTAAAAGATTCAGAAAACACGTTGGTAAGTTTCGAGCCGAGACCATTCCTGCCCGAAATATTATATCTATCTTCTTCATCGTCATAATTTGACGATGTAAGAAGTTGTCCAAAAATCAAACTATGGTTGTAACAACCTTCATCTTCGTTTATTTCAATCGAAATACATGCACCGTCGTTCCAAATAGAAGTTTCACCTGTTTCAATGTTTATATTTACTTTTATTTTAGTACATGGAGTATTTGATTTTTTGCTTCGTGTTACATTGTCAATAGCGTTTGACAATGGTTCAACAAAAATTCTTAGGATGGCAGGACAAAATAATATTGTTTTTTTAGATATATGAAAATTTTCATTAAAATATGATATATACTCTTCTGTTTCTCTTTCTCTAGTACTTCCTACGTATGTATCACTTCTATGTAATATATGTTCAAGCGGATCCATTTTAATATATTTTTGTTTAGGTTTTGATGCCATATTTATATTTAAATATGAATTATCTTTTAAATTCATTTTTTGTTCTTGTTACAATAAATGAAAAGATGGATAATATTTTTATTAGCTTTTGTTTCTATATTAATTTTTAGTTCTTTATGTTTTAAAAAAAATGTAAAAGATTCTACGAATGTAAAAGATTCTACGAATGTAAAAGATTCTACGAATGTAAAAGATTCTACGAATGTAAAAGATTCTACGAATGTAAAAGATTCTACGAATGTAAAAGATTCTACGAATGTAAAAGATTCTACGAATGTAAAAGATTCTACGAATGTAAAAGGAATATGTTATTTTGATATTGATGATACTTTAACTAGTGCTAAAGGTGATGTTGATTCAATAATTGAAGAATGTTTAAAAAATAATTTTGACGTGGGAATTATAACAGCTAGTAATAGAACTGTAGATCATATATGCAGTGGAGAAATTGCAGGAGGTCTTGAATATAACTCAAAAAACTGGATGTCAAATACATTATGTAAACATTTTCAAAAAAATAAAAGAATGTATAATAGTACTTCAATGGTAGCTGGTAACAAAAATAAACCACATAACTGGCCTTCTAACAAACTATCAACAGATCCTGGATATGTTAAAGGGTTTGATATGGTATATGGAAGAGACTTATTTTACTCTCATATTCCTGATAAATGTATTGTGTTATTTGATGATCAATCTTTTTATATAGATGGCGTAAAAAGATATAATAAAAATTTAGAAGTAAAATGTGCTAATTATACATGCGGATCTAGATTTCTTGATAAAGAAATGGTTAGAGATAAAATATTTAGTATGAAAAAAAATGGATGTATGTGATAAAATTTAATTTGTAATTGGATGAGAACAAATACTAAGTTACATTGATATTTGTTTCATCCAATTATCAATTTGATAATTACCTATTTTAATATTTAAA